TTCATAGCCTTCGTCCTTGATCATCTGTGTCATGGCGGTTTTGGTATTGTAGTTCCAATATCCCCTCTTGGCCAGATCAAGTTCAACGTCATAGTGGCAATCTGCATACTGTATGAAACAGTAACCGCCAGGGATCAGCACCCTCTTGATGTCGTGTAGGTATTGTTGGACATGTTGTTGGGTGAAGAATACAAATGTGTCCCAACTGAAAACAAAGTTGCAACTACCCTGTGGAATGTTTGAACACTCTGTGTTTCGTGTTGTATAGAATTTTAGATACTTGTGGTGTCTTGGATTAAATTTTTTCCTAATAACTTGTTCTCTGTCTAATAGTATATCTAAAAAATAATTCAGTCGCCAAGATCTGAAATCCATTGAGAACATACCATTGCCAGGACCTATTTCAAGACTGTTGTATATGTTGGTTCTCGCAAACTGGAAAATTTTACTCTGTACCTGTCTTGCTGTGATAGGATCAACAGTTGGTTTTTTATGCTTTTGATTAAGGTCACTTCTAAACCATTCTGGAGTCTTGTCCAATCTGTCTATTACCTCTTTGTTGTTGGCGTCGACAGCAGACTCCAGATCCTTTAAAATTTTCAAGTTGGAGTCGATCAAGTCCTGCAGATCCTCTTTTTTGACCTTTTCTAATTTTTCAATTAATAATTTTATTTCTTCTATGCTTAACATAAAGGTATTTAGAATTCGAACAGTTTGTTGAACGTGTTTGTGGTCTCTGTTGATTGCACGTCCCACCCCAAGACTCCTATGAGGTTGTCGATCTTTTGATCAAGTATTGTTGATTCCATGGCATCACCGTCAAACGGCAGTTCCTTAAACCATTCTGGAATACGCAGTTCATCCACTGGATATGCTATACTTGTATAGCCAAGTGGGTTTGATTTGAGTTTACACACGATGACCTTTGCACCATCTGTGATAGGCAAACTGTACTTGTCACCATACATCTCTCGGCACCTGTTCCAGTTCATACTGGCCCTCACGTGTCCTGGCATGTTGGTCTTGCCTGCCTTTTCCTCGGCCGCTGTGTATTTGGTCATGTTGTTGGCTCTCTTGGGAGAGCCCTTCTCCCAACCTGGCCTTGATTTGAACTCTGCTCTGAATTCACTAATTTTGTCTAGTACTTCTTTTTCTGTCTTGCCAGTCAGCACCATGTATAACAGGTCACTCAGGAAGTCCTGTACGAATACTGGAGTGTCTGAACGTTTTAGATCAAGACCCATTGCTTTCATTTTGCCTTCTTTACCTTCTACATCTGTACGCTTTCCCTCCTTGTCATAGTAGAGTACCGCATATCTTTTCTTTGTGATGAACAATCCTTTTGATGCAACAAGTTCTCTGCCTGCCGCGATAACTTCACCTCTTGTACTCGGTGTGTGGAATGCCTTTGTCATGAATCCTTTGAATGATCCGTTAACCTCATCTGCTATCCTGTCATACAGTGACACAACAGAATCTTTTGTCCATGGAATCACGCCTTCAGTAATTTCTTTTTTGAGTGTCTTGTATGCTGAGAAATACACAGAATCTGTATCGCCATATACCACACTATCCCCCTTGTGATCATACTTGCCTGCAACAATTTCATTTACCTTGGCTCCCATATGTTTTGTTATACATCTACCAGTAAGAGTAACACTTTGTCCAATTCTTATGTCAAAGAACCTACAACCTGGATTTAAGATTGCTCCGTACAAACTGTTAAGATTAATTTTTTTAACCAGTTGTCTCTTGTCCCAATACTCTCTTTCAATCTCGTTATCTCCACAGTCACGCATTTTTTGTTGCATTTCTTGACGTTCTGCGTACCATCGTTTCAGCAGTCCTGGAATGATTGCCTCATACTCATACGTGAATATTGTGCCATTAGCACTCAACATCCATTTGTTGTTGCCGTCAAATACGACTTCATACAGTTGTGCCGCACTCATACGCACACTGGTCTTGTCTTCCCAATCAACAATTATCTCTGTGCCCTTCTCTTGATTCATCACTGCCTGATACTCCCAACTGCCAAACTGGCTGTCCCACGCCGCCGCAAATGATTTCTTTGCGTGTTTGGCCCTGTTGATCTCTGCTGAAGTTATCACTGGACGTATTTGTCCCACTATAGTCTCTGGTCCCATGTTCAATGCACGGATCACACTTGGATAAAGTGAATTGATATCGATAGATCCAATCCAGTCGTGTATTCCTTTTTGCGGGGTCGCCACGTGTGCCCCTGCCGCCGGTTGATTCTCCTCACCGTCTTTCTTGTATTTCCTACCTGGCACCTGCATTCCTCGTCTGTGTGTTTCGTTCACTATTGCCTGTTCTGTCACTGCGACCGCACCCATTGTTGTCTGTAGCAACACAGTGTTCTGGTGTGCAATCTCGTTGGCAAGTTCTATAAATTTTAATTTTTTCTCAAGTTTGGCCAGTAGTGCCGTGTCCTGCCTGTTGTATTCTATAAACAAACCAAAGTCATTCTTGTATAGGTTGTCCAATGATCCCTCATAAACTGTCTTGCGTTCTCCCAGTTCGTGTTCGCCTATGGCGTCAAGCCTGAAACTGTGTCGCTCCTCGTATGTGTACTTCCTGTATAGTTCCAACAAGTCCAAGTGTACACGACCTACAAGGTCAAAACTCAACTGTTCTCTGCCGTATTTTTCAAATACTCTCTTCTTGGGTTTCTCACCCCAAAAGCACAATCTTCTTGTGTCATCTGAACTTAGAACTTTTTGTATTCTTCCAACAGTGTACGGAATATCATAACCCTCACTGTTCCAACCTGACAGTATATCAGCGTCCTGCACCAGTTCAAGGAATGCGTCCAGCATATCCTTCTCTTTCTCGAATAGCATTGTGTTGTCAAATCTCTTTGTGAGTTCTTGTGCGTCGGCCATGCTTATAGTCTTGGGAGGCACCGCAAGTGTGACCAGTTGGTCCGTCCAGCTCATGTAACAACTTATGGCAGTTATGGGCATGAACGGATCATCTGTTGTTGAGTAACCTCGATCTGGATCAAAGTCAACTTCAATATCAAAAAACATTACATTCAGTTTTGGAGTTTCCTTACCTAAATAATTCTCTTCTAAACACCTGAAAACTGGATTGATGTCATTTTCGTATAATTGCTTGTTAGATCTTATACGTTGTTCCTTTATGAATTCCTTGCTTGTTTGGCAGACCACACGTTGCAGTGGTTCACCAGTCATTGATCTATGTTTGCCCCTTGCGTCAGGATAGTAGAACACGTACCTTGCGTCATACTCTGTAAATATTCGTCCCTTCTTGGGATCACGTTCCACGACGTATATTCTGTCCTCGTCTTTTTTGTACAATGCATCTATATAACTCATCTTACCACCATCCTGCGGCTACGCCGTATCCAAATATATTAACACAACTGAAGTAAAAAGTCAAAATCATCACCCATGCCGCACCTCTCCTATAAGATGCGTAACACTGCGTGGTAGCACCAACGAAGAACGCAGGATATACTATAAGCATATTTGGATCCCTGGCAGATATGGCTAGGGTCATGCTGGCCGCGACTGTGAAAATAAAACTGACTAGTTCAAAGTAGAATGCCGTCTTGTCACTTTCAAAACTACGAAGCCAGAATGATCTGACTTTGTCTAACATTAAAGTTTGCCGGCTGTGTTTAATATGCTCTCCAGCGTGTCCATCTCGTCAGCGATGTTCTGATAGTTGCCCTTGTGTGCAACCGATATCGCCTTGTTGATGAGTGCTGGTTTCAATTCTAGTTCTTCTGCGATTGCTTTTACTGTGTCTTTCAATCCACCTTTTAAATCCTCAACCTCACCTAGTACCTGTGAACCTTGAGAAATGATCTGGATCAATTTCTGCTTTTCTGCGTCATTGAAGTTTCTTACTGCCATTTGTTTCTCCTGTTGTTGTCAACAGTATATAACAGATTTACAATGAATGCAAACTATTTCTTCTTGGTGTTGACGTTCTTGGCTTTACAACGTATGTTTGCGTTGGGATC